ATGAACAATATGTAATCCTGTCTCAGCGCCACGTTCAGTCAGGTCTTCGTTAGTCATGTTAACTAACGAGCCTTCTTCCGTAATCCAACCACTGTTAGCTGTGGTGTTAACAATGTGTAGCTCTTGAGAAGAGATCTTGTTCAGCTGTTCTTGTGGAGAAATCAAGTTCTTCACCATTCCAAACGGCTTGCCTCTGCGGAAATAGCTAAAGTAAGGCACAACTGTAAACGTCTTGTATGGCGACCACTCATCATGCAGTAGTATCTGATCAGCACTCACTGTCCAACGAACTCTAGGTGCTAAACGCTTTTGGATAGATAAACCAAACTGCTGCCCAAACTCTTGTCGCTTAGCATCATCCCAGTTTTCAGGAACAGGACGCATATCGCCTGTTTGTGTATCAATAAACCATTCAGACATGCACATACGACGGTGCTGTCTTTCAATAACGCGTACACTGCGGATTGTTTTATCAGTAGCGCCATTATCAGTCAGATCAAAGCTAGCAGAATCACCAAAACTATTGTCTTCTACTGCAACACTATCGCCACCATATACATCTCCACCCAAAGCAAGCGATTGCAATGAGTCAACTACAGCCTCGCCGTAGGTTCCTTCTATTTGATCGAGGCTCATCCAACGAGTTGTAATAACCTCGTTCCATGTCTTCGGGTCATATTCTTTAGCGTCAACGTCAATCAATACGTCCAACGGGTCAAGTGAGGTAACCTCAACTTCACCTTGAATACTGTCGTCAAAGTCCATACGTACGTCAAAATAGCCACGGTCTTGAATCAATCCGTCAGAGAATACTTGGCTTTCTACCCAATCCAGTTTGTTATTGTCACCAATCTGCATAACTACTTTAGTCAAAGCTGTCGCAGTATCTTCATTACCATTAGAGCGAGGCTTAAAATTAATCTCAGCACGTTTAGCCGTCTGCTCACCTAATACTGTGTTAACTGTCGATAGTATTGTGTTGATGGTTAGTGCTGGACGGCCTTCATCTGCAAGTTTCTTCGCATCGGCTGCATCCCACTGCTCTCCACAATAAAAGCGATCATACTTTTTAGCTAAACCTACATATTCACTGTGCCCGTTATCGCGTAAACGCACGTATCGTTTCCAGTTATCGTATGCTACCTGTGCAGGTTCTTTTTTAACTTTGCCGTGTGCCATTTTTAATCCTAGAATAAGCCGATGTATCGTATGCTTAACAGCTGAGCTGCTATTCTAACGCTTAGCTGTTAATTTCAAAAGGTGTGGGCCTTTCACCCACCCGTCTTTGGTGACACCCCATCACCTCCAATACCCCAAAAAACTATTGCAATTAGGGGCTGCGAACTTTATGCGCTCATTGACGAGCGCCTTACATTGCCAGTTAACAATCCTGCTAGACGCTTTTCACGCCATCCTTGTACTGGTTTTTTAACAGGGGCTCTAGGACTTACAATGTCATCGAGCATTAATCCAATCCATGCCAACGCATCCACACAGTCATCGTGTACACCCATCGGAAAGCGCAAAAACTCATTCACCATTACCTGTACCGAATCATCCCCATTCGGAAAATACACCATCCCCTGCTGCATCCGACCTTGTATTGATCGTGCACGGGTCTGCTTATCGCGCTTGCCTGGTTTCAATCCTTCATAGAAAAATGAATACAAACTACGCTCACGAATACGTTGGTTTAGTAACGGCCCAATCGCCATTTCTATCTGACCCCGCTCTATCCCTGTGATCTTTGACTTCCAGCGCACGTACATGTCTAGTATGGCTTCGACTATTTCAAGTGATCCTTTTTTAAATCGCTTAACGTCAAGTACCCAGATGTTGTCTTGCTGATCGACCCCTACTGTGATTCCCACCGTGAAATCATTTGCCTCATTCTTTCCAATAGCCAAGTCCCACGCGGTGTAAGTGTGTAACTCGTCAATGCTAGGTCGTTCCGAGGCTTTGTACCATCGAAACATATCTTTGGTAAAATACTCGCCATCATCAGCCACAGGGTTTTGCTGATACAAAGCACTCCAGTCGCGAGGGCCAACAGCACGCTTAATACGTAGCAAAGCAGTCTCATCATAGCGTTCTGGGTGAAGTGCCTCATCCTTTTTACGGAACTGCTCATCTTCTGTCGCCAAAGCTGGATATTGAATAACGTCCCATTCATCGCCTTCATTCTCTTTCATCTTCGTTAGTAGTCGCCCAGCCAGATCATCATCGTGCCAACGCGTTAAAATTATGAGTACTCCGCCTCCAGGCGCAAGTCGTGTGTACGCAGTTGAGGTGTACCAGTTCCAAATACTAGAGCGGTTCGTTTCAGATTCTGCGTCATCCCTGTTCTTAATTGGATCGTCAATAATTAAAACATGGGCTCCGCGTCCTGTGATCGGGCCACCAACGCCTGCCGCTACGTATCCGCCTCGACTTGTTGTGTTCCAACGCTGTGCAGATTGACTGTCTTTATCCAACTTAGTGTCTTTAAATACTTGGTGATAACGCTGGTCACGCAATAGTTCACGTACCTTGCGCGAGAAGTCCATCGCTAAGTCGCCTGTGTATGAGCAACTAATCACCTCATGTTCTGGATGACGACCTAAGTGCCAACCAGGGAATGTTTTACTCGCCAGCTCACTCTTGCCGTGACGCGGTGGCATGAAAAGCATTAGCCGTGGGCTTTTGCGCTCTGCTACATCTTTTGAGAACTGTTCAAGTCGTGCGCATATGTCTTTGTGCACCCAGCCTGCTTCATAATCCTCATTAAACCGTTCAACGAATGGCAGTAGCCGCCGACGGCATAGTTCACGCCGCATCAATTCAAACTTTGCTTCTTCTTTCGCATCAAACGCATCTGCTGCTGCCTTCTCATCTTCGATGATCTGTTGCGCAGCAATCTCTCGGTGTGTGGGCTTATCTGCTTTTTTAGTCTTAGCTTTAACCACTAAGGGTTTCTTAGGTTTGTTAGAAAGTGCGACGTCTTTTCGTGCTTGCTCACTGTCGATAACGTCTTTAGCAAAGTCACACTTAACGCAAGTATCTGTTGATGCAAATAAAGTCTGTAGTGTCTCGCACTGGGGGCAATGCTTACCCTTCTTATGCTTGATCATCAGCATACTCTGCGTCGGTTATGTCATGGGCGTGTGCAATAAGACTGTCACTGGCTGCACCCATTAACTTCAGTAGTGAGGCATCATCTAACTCTGCCAACTGATCTACTTTCTGAATATTAGTCACGTTTACATCAATGACCTTCTTATCTTGGGATAAGCCGTGCAGCTTCATCTGCATCTCAACGCCACGGAACCATTCCATCGCATTGGCGCTCATCTTCTTACCCATCTCAATGTCCATGTGAGCATCGACCATATCGTACTTACATAACTCACTCGCTATATCCATGCGGTCTTGATGCAGCATCTCCAAGTGATGCTTAACTGCTGGGTCTTCCAGCAAAGTTGTGGCTCTAAAGACACCCATCCCTGCTCGCTTAGCTGCTGCCAGTTTAGTTAAGCCCATAGAAATACCAGCAACGAGGTTGGTTTCCTGTGCATTGAGGTGACGTATATCGTGTAAATGTCCGTTAGCTTGTGAGGCAACTTCTAGGCCGCGCATCTCAAGTTCTGCTTCGGGGGAAGTCAGATCTAGTGGTACTTCGTAAATAGACTTAGGGGTATCAGTCATAAACTCTTATCGTTTAAAAGGAAAAAAGAGAGGGTGTTGCCACCCCCTAACTAGCTAGTGGCTAGAGGAAGTACTACATGAAGATTGGATAATAGTAGCTGAACTAATATTACGCAACAAAGTAGCTCAAATTTTTGAAAAAAAAATATTCAAATTTTCAGAAACATCCGTGTGTCAACTATGTAGGTTCCTTTCTCACAGAGGGGGAGTCACCCCGATTCGGTATATGCGGATTGGGTATTTGGGTTTCCAGTAAAAGGAACCTTGTTTTCATTTGAAGGAGCAGTTTATGAAGAAGCAAAATAGTTGCAAGTTCGTCATCAACCTACTGGTTGGTTGGTGTCTCGTCTGCCTGATGGTTGCATCGGGCTTAGCAGTCGCCCAGTTCAATGCCGACTACAAGACTTGGCAAACACAGAACGTATGTGTGTCACAGCTTGTAAGCCAAGGTGTCGAGCGAAAGCACATCAACAGGTTGGGTAATGGTTGCAGCATAACCATTGGCTATAAGTAAAGGAGTAGTACCTATGTTGTTAAGAGTTAAGCAGGACCAAGTGCAGTTAGACGATGGTCAAGTGGAAACACTAGCCAACTACATCATGGCGTCATTTGACGCTGAACGAGACATGAAGCTAGAGCTTCAGGATCGCAAACAAGGCTGGGCTGAGTTAGCCAGTTTAATCAATAAGGAGAAGTTAGCATGAATACATTTAAGGATGTACCACAAGTAGTTTCGGCTTTACAGACAGTTGGCGCTAAAGGCACTGAATGGGAAGCTATCTTCAATAACCCCCAAGAGGCTATCAAAGCTCTAAAAGCACAGCCTGCTTATAAGGCTATGTCGCAAGACATGCGGGCGTACGACACATCGCCAGTTAGGGATGCAGTTTGGCAGATGCAACGTGTAATGAGTAAGTCATCAGCACACGCACGCGGCTTGGTCGGTATGGGTAAGTTGGATGCGCCCATTGCTGCTCAAGCCTTAGACGCTATCCATCAAAGGTTCGAGTTGATGCGAGCTCACCTTGCCGCACATACGCATACAGCCGATGGCGTACTCAGTCATGAGGATGTCACGATCACTGTCGTTGCTGGCGACTTTGACGAGATGCGTGCGCGTTCCCCCACTGCTGACCTTTACGGGTTAGTCGATGGTGAGACTCAAGTCCTAGAAGACTCTTACGAGTCATCTAGTCATTGGGATGCAGAAATGCAGGACAATGGCGACAGTAGCACTAAGGCTGCAAAGCCTAGTGAGTCGGAAACCACAACGATAGCAGCTATGCACACTGCTTGGGACGCTTTGCTCTTAGAGCATAGTCGCACCCGTTGGAGTGATAGCCTCTACGCTGAAGCAGCATTCAGTGACATTTCTTGGCCTGACCATGATCTGTGGGAAGCTTTCACAGAGCGCATGGCATCTGCAGCACTTAATAGTGTTGACTACGCCAAAGGTGCTGCTGCAAAAGCAGATGCTAAAGAGAAAGGGCGCAAGCGTTGTTACGTGCTTACTACTCCTTTCGAGGATAGCGAGCTCAAGCCTTATACTCGCTGGGCAATTAATGCGGGCATGCGCCGCATCTGGCGTGATCGTCAAGTGCTTGCTGGTCGATTGGAGGCTTACATAACCCAGTTGTCGGATATGGAAGCAGCCGCGTTTGACGAGGAACGTACCAATGCCCCTGCAAATTGGTACAGCTTAGTACTGGCGCGGCCCGAGCCACGGGAAACGTCTCTGATGTATTTCGATGTATCGGAAAACGAGTTATGGGATAACGTACGCGGAAGCGTACTCTCAAAAGAGGCTGCGTGGTGTGAAGGAATTGGGTTCGAGGGTGAGAACTACAAATCTATTACCAACGGCACTTCTCAGGTGCACATGGCAGAGTGGGAAGGTAACACTCCTAAAATAGAGCACGAAAGTAGGTGGGTTAACTACTTAATTGAGAAGTTGGAGGGGCTTATCCAAGGATTGGATAGCCTCTACGCTGAGTTCGGTGTCGTAGAGCAAGCGGGGTCATACCTTTGGAAGTGGCGTTCCGAAGCACCCAAGGTTGACTCGTTCAACTCCCCGCCTACTCCACCTGTGTACTGGAACCTGAAAGGGTTCTACCTCACAGAAGAGGATGCGCAGGAGGCATTAGTTGCTGAGTTCGAGCAGCTTAGTGAGCAGATGGTTGTTGACGAAGGTGATGCTTTCGAGCGCGCTTTGCTCGCTAATATGTTCATGAACGGCTCTGGTGGCGGTGCATGAACGTATTCGAGCTTATGAACCAGGCTACTGTTGCTCCTGCAGCAGTGGCCCGGGATAAAGTAAAGCGCGTTGTGCGTATCGTTGATGGGGAAATGCGTGATGCGCGTAACCCCGACATCGTTTACTGCGAACCACCTGTACAGGGTAAGCCCTGTCCAAAGTGCTTGCAGTCGCAGCGTCTGGTCTTTTATGAAACAGGGGAAGTGAAGGTTTGCTTCTGGTGCACTGATGGTCGTGGCGTCATATCGAGTAACGATATGAGCAACTACCGTAAGCGGATAAGGCTAGGTTTAGTGATGTGTTATAGGAGAACACACATCCCTCGATTGGCTCCCTTGATTCTCGATTAACCGATGTACCCGAAAGGGTACATTACCAATGTACTCTATGGGGTGCATTGCTAATGTGCTTTATCATGCCATTGCGTCTGCGTCTGCGTCTGCGTCTGCGTCTGCGTCTGCGTCTGCGTCTTGGTGTGTGTGTGTTGTGTAGTGTTATGTGTTAGTTGTCGATTGTTATGCATTGATTGTCGATTGTTATGCATTGATTGTCGATTGTCGATTGTCGATTGTCGATTGTTTCAGAACAGTCGACAGTCGAGGGTATCTGCAACCCCGATTGGTAGTGGGCTTAGTGGGCCTAGTCTCTAGCATTGTTGTTATATAAAGAGTATACGATTTATTAGTGTATTAGTTATAGATAATAACAATGGTAAAAAGGTGGGACACTAGGGCCAGTGATTAGGTATGTATATTAGTAATTGTGTATATACCCAATAACTGGCGTAACTGCCTATTATTGGTGGGCATGACTGCCCTGTGCGTGATCACAAAAAACTAGAGTGGTTAATCTGCAACCCTCGACGCTCGCGACCACGTAATAAAATACCTTGGCGTGAGCGTCACTT